GAAAAACGATGTGATGCGGAAGGTTACAAATGCCAAGCCAGCAGAGGAAGTTATACCGGTACCAAATGATGAGGTATTAATGAAGGATGCAATTGGAATAATTAATAATTTTGCAGATCAGATACAAAAATCAAGAGAAGAAAATACAAAGTTTAATTGGGTTCCTGGTTTAAGTGGTTTGTATAAAGTTTTAGTCAAGTTAAAAATCAAAAATATTTCTGAGGAAGAAATGCTCGAGATTTGGAAGAAGTCGGCTAATATTGAGAATGAAGATGAACGTTGGAATTGGTGCAGAAAGGAAGCATACATTTTATTTACGAATCAATTAGTTGATTTTGGATGCAGATTAGATGAACAAGGAAAAATTAAACCCATAGCATAATGACACCTAAAGAGAAAGCCCAACAATTAAGGGATAAATTTTATTTTGAAACAACTATTACCGAATTAGAGGAGGCTAAAGATTGTGCTTTGATTGTGGTAAATGAGATGTTAAATAATGATTCAATTAAATTCTATCAAGTTTTTAAAGAATATTGGGAAAAAGTAAAAAAAGAACTTATAGAATTATAAGATTAAAGACAACAATTATCATACACTAAAAAAATTATTCAAATTTTAAAAAAAATAAAAAATGAAAATTAATTTACATTACTCGAAAATTGATACGACTGGAGACATTCCCGTAATTGAATTTGATGAAATATCAGATATTTGTGATTTTATCGATGATCTTGAAATTGAAAATTTATCATCTGGATTACCTTTTGAGGGATTTAAAAAAGTATTTTTATTAACTGATGGTTCAGAAATTTTTGTAACACAAGAATATTATATTTTAATTGATCTATTTCGTTGTAAATTATTTACCTTATGTGAATTTGATGATATAAATCACTTTCATTTATTTGAATGTGGATCATATGAGGAAGCCTATGATTTAGCATTAATGATTAAGGAAAATGAAAATTTAAGTGAAAGTTTACAAACTGGAGTTGTTGGTCAAAAAATTGGATAATGAAAAAAAATCATAAATAAAATGTTTGAATTATATCATTTTGCAGAAAAAAATAAAAGCATTATCAGTTATGAAGATTTTAATCATAAAGAATTAAAAAATAAAGATTCGGGAACTATTCAAGGACATTATAATTATTTCTTATTTGAAAAAGATGAAATTGTTTATATTGGTTCAAGTTCAAATGTGGCTTCAAGAATTTTGACACATAAAATGTATATAAATTTTGATAGAGTATTGATTCTGAAATATAAAAAACGCAAAACTGCTTTTTCTTGGGAAGTTAAATTAATAAAATATTTTCAACCCAAATTAAATGTAAGATCAAAATGAAAAAAATCATAATCATAACGATTTGCTTTGCATTGCTTACGCAGATCACGCACGCATCTGATGTTTTCTTTAATATTTCTCGGCAGACAACACTCGACTATTTTATAAGTTGGGTGTTTGCCTTTTCTTTGGAATCATCCATCTTGATTTTTACCTTGCTTGGAAAGCGAAATACTGCTATCTTTTTTGGGCTTATTTCGTGGCTAATAAATATTCTTTATTACTGGGTAGAAATCGGAATGACTCAGAAGTTTGTTGCGATGAATATAATTTCATTAATCATACCGGTTACCATCTTTTTTTATTCGGAACTAATTAAAACGGATAAACGTAAAAACTTATTAAAATAATGGAAAAAATTAAAATAGGTAATTACTGGATTCTAGGAAAAGAAACAAACGGAATTACTTTGTTTCCTTTTATTTTCTTACGAAAATCGTATGTCGATACTTTGGCTGATTGGAATCGTAAAAGTTTAATAAACCACGAATCAATCCATCTAAAGCAACAAGCGGAAATGGGTGTGGTATTCTTTTATGTTTGGTATTTTTTAGAGTTCTGCATTAGAACTTTATTGATTGGAAATACCGATGCAGCTTATCGAAAGATTTGTTTTGAGAGGGAAGCATACGAGAATGAAGGCAATATGGAATATATATGGACAAGAAAATTTTGGGCATTTTTAAAATATTTATGATACAAGATGAACATCTTCTCCAGGTGGCAATTTGTAAATGGTTAGATCTAACCCAAGACTTTCCATATTTTGCCATTCCGAACGGCGGACTAAGACATAAATTAGTTGCTATCAAATTAAAAAGGGAAGGAGCAAAGTCTGGAGTTGCAGATATGTTTTGGATGATCTCGAATGAAAATTGGAAAGGTTTGTTTGTAGAGGTTAAAATAGAGAAGGGTAAGCAATCGCCAAGCCAAAAGGATTTTGAAGCCGTAGCGATAAAATACGGGTACTATTACGCAGTTGTGAGAAGTATTGATGATTGTATTAATTTAATTAAGCGGTTCCAAAAAAATGAGATCTAATTACCTTGATGCCATCGCCTGGATAGATCAGCAATTGACTAAGCCGACAAGACAAATGAAAGTTGGATGCGAAACTATTCTTGATCTGAATTATTCTTTAGCCTTAAATCGAAAACACATATTAGAAAATTCGGGGCAGTTGTCTTATTCAGCATTTGGGCGAACTAAAAAAATAAAGGATTTTTTGGAAATGTTAAAATAAAAATGTAAACTTTGTTAATATGTTAAAAGAAGAATTAATTGATTTTGTTAATCAGCCTCCGCACTATAAAAGCAAAGGCGGTATTGAATCTATTGAGGTTATTGAATCCTTTGAATTGAATTTTAATTTAGGGAACGTAATTAAGTATATTTTGAGATCCGACAAAAAGGGTAACAAGAAACAAGATTTGGAGAAGGCCCAATGGTATTTAAAAAGGGAAATTGATAAGTTTAAAGGTTGATGTCAAGGAATGAAATCATTTCAACGCTATACGAATCAAAGGAGATCGCCCAGGCACTCCGAAAGATGCAACCAGCTTCACTCCGAGAAGAATTAAAACAAGAAATGTTTATGGCCCTATGTAATATTTCAGATGAGAAATTTTGGGGCATTTATAATAACAATGGCATTCCAGGTTTAAAGTTTTGGTTGGTTCGTACGATGCTTAATATGATTTATTCAACCGGCCTTAATACTCCATTCTTTCGCCATTTCAGACAAAAAAATGAGGAGTTTAATGTAAATCACGAAGTAGTAAATTTCGATTCTTTAAACGAAGAAATCCAAGAAAGGAAGGAAATGCTATTTTCTAAAATAGAGGAAGGCAGAAAGCAGTTGAGTTGGTACGAAAATACATTGCTTGAAACTTATATGGATTTAGGATTTAATCAAAAGGAATTAAGTCGTAAAACTAAAATCCCTTATCAATCGGTTATTAAAACCATTATGATAATCAAAAAGAAACTTCGAGAGGAATGATTAGCACATTAATTGCATCCGTATTTTTTTCAGTCTATTTCAATATGACTAATTTACACCAGTCATTCAAATTAGATTTTAAACCGTTTAATTGCACACCTTGTTTATCCGTTTGGTCTGCGGTTGTATTTTATTTATTACCAATTCAGATCACAGAACTTATTGCCTTATTTTTTACTGCTGGAGTAATTGGGCCTTACATTTATAGAACTATTCACAAATGACACCAAGGGAACTAAATTTCTTAAAAGAACACGAGGCTAATTTTGTGGCCGTAGAATTAGGGTACACACGAAATATAGACTTTCACGTTATAGATCAATACGTTTTAATTTACCGAAATTACATTGATCAAAATTTTATTCTTAATGCCTGGTGCAAGCATTGTGTCTTTGATATGCTAAAAAGGATTAAGAACTATTACGACAATAATCAACCAATCGAAATCAATGTCAAAACTAAGAATAATAGGAGTAGGGAATAGCACTTCCGGTGTGACCTATCATCGTATCGCATTACCATTGTCCACGATGAAGAAGGATTATTGTCTATTGACCGATGCACTTTCGGAGGAGATGATTATTGAAAAGGAAATTAATATCTTAGTTTTAAATCGATTCTTAGAGGAGATACCATTTTCGGTTTTGATTGATTGGAAAAGAAAGCACGGTTTTAAAATTATTGTTGACATTGATGACTATTGGGAGTTATTTAGCAGTCATTTATCAAACAAAACTTATCAGTTACTTAATATTCCAACGATCATTCAGAATTATATTCGGATGGCTGATTTAGTGACTTGCACGAATGATAGACTATATTCTAAAATCATTCAGCATAATAAGAAATGCGAAATTATTCCAAACGCATTACCTTTTGACAAGGATCAGTTCACGGCATTCAAGACTGAACACGATAAAGTAAATATTGCACATACCGGATCCATCACTCATTTTCCGGATATTAAACAATTAAAGAACCCATTGTTAAACTTATCAAAGTCAAAATCATTTGTCGATGCTACCAGGATGCTTCTTTGTGGATGGAATGATTATAATAAATGGCATTGGACACAAATTGGTAATATTTATACGGCCAATGAAAAGCTAAATTACAAAATCATTGAGTCGGCACATTTTTCGTTCTATATGAATTTTTACAACGAGGCTGATATGTTGTTGGTGCCATTGCTTGATAATAAATTTAATCGGATGAAATCAAACCTTAAGGCCTTGGAAGCAGGTGCCAAGAGGATTCCAATATTGACTTTTGATCGTGATCCGTATGCAGATATTCCGACAATCTTTAAGGTCGATAATTGGGAACAAGATATTAAAAGAATGGTGTTTAGTAAGCAAATGCGAGAAGATTATGGGGAAGCCAATGCGGAGTATGTTCGTGAGCATTATGACCTATTTAAAATAAATGAGAAGCGTTTTGATATTTATACTAAACTGATCGATTGTTAATAGTAATATGAAAGAACCGAATCGAGAACGAAAGCAAGAGATTAAGTATAGTGTTGTTTTAAATGAGGAGCAAAAAGAAGCAAGGAATTTAATTAAAGAGAATCAAATAGTAATAGTAACGGGTAGGGCTGGATCGGGTAAAAGTTTAGTATGTGCATTATCCGCCTTAGATTTTTTGAACAAAAAACAATGCAATCATATTTACATTACTAGGGCAACTATTGAAGTCGGTAATTCTTTGGGATACCTTCCAGGTTCATTGGATGATAAATTCAATCCTTATTTAGAAGCATTCCAAGAAAACCTAATTAAGTGTGCCGATAAGGTAAAGATTCAGACAATGGTTAAGGATGAGAAGATTGTTGCTTATCCGGTGCAGTTTATAAGAGGTAAAACGATTGATGATATTTTAGTAGTTGAGGAGGCCCAAAATTTAACAAAGGCTGAAATGTTAGCCATATTAACAAGGTTAGGTAAAACTGGTAAGATCATTGTGAATGGGGACAATGAGCAGAAGGATATAAAAGAAGGATACAATGGTTTAAGTTTTGCTATTGATTTATCTAAGAAGATTGAAGGAATTAAATGGATTAAGTTAAAAGAGAATCATCGATCTGATTTAGTAGGTCAGATTTTATCAATGGAATATGGAGGTGAATAAGATGCCAGTTATAAAATGTGAATCCAACGGAAATTATCGCATCGGTTCTGGTGCTTGTATTTATGATACGGAAAAGAAAGCCATTGAAGTTTGGCAAGCAATCCTCGCAAGTGGAGAATACCGGGCAGATAGTAATAAAGTTTCTTTTGATTTTGATGACACGTTATCGACACAAAGAGGTCAGGACTTGGCGAAACGAAAAATTCAAGAAGGGAAAATAGTTTACATCATTACCAGGAGACAACAATCGGCCTCCGCAGAAGTTTATAAAATTGCGGATGAAATAGGAATCCCACATTCAAGAGTACATTTTACGAATGGTAAGATGAAATGGGAAGAAGTTAAGAGGTTAGGAATTGGCACGCATTATGATAACAATCAAAGAGAGGTTGATTTGATTAATGAGAATACGGATACAAAAGGTTTTAAATTTCAGTTTGTGGAAACCTATAATGATTATCCGGATGCAGCGGTAAACAATGCTAAACGAGTTTTAAAATGGGTTGCGGAAAATGGATGGGGAAGTTGTGGCACACCAGTAGGAAAGATCAGAGCAAACCAATTAGCAAACCGGGAAGGTATTTCAAGAGACACGATCGCCAGGATGTCAGCATTTAAACGACATCAACAAAATAAAGATGTTCCATATGGCGAAGGATGCGGAGGATTGATGTGGGATGCCTGGGGCGGAACGGAAGGAATAGAGTGGGCGAGTAGAAAATTAAATCAAATAGACAATGCAAGCAACGGATAAAGAGTTTTTTGATCACGAGATTAATAACGGAATTACTCCACATAATCCCGAATATTTAAATTTAATGTTGGCAACTTCCGACATCGTTGTGAAATATGCAAACGACATTATTGAAATCGGTGCTGGACTTGGAACATTTGGAGAATGTTTGATTTCAAAAGATTGTAGTTATTTTGGCATTGAACCAAATAAGTATCATCGTGATTTTGCATTAGATAGAGGAATTGAATTACACGATCTAAATTATTATCCTAAATTGTGTGAAATGATTGTAAGTATTGAAGTATTTGAGCATTTGACGGATGATCAGATTGATGAGTATTTAAAAAGCATTCAATCAACATATTTTCTATTTTCATCTACACCACATAAAACCACGGAAGAATTTGACAAATGGTGGGGGCATATTAATTTGAAATCAGAAGAAGAATGGATAATCTTATTTGCAAAATACGGATATAAGGTTCACGAAAAATTAAGCATACCTACAACTTGGAGTTTATTATTTAAGAAAGATGGCACGACCAAATAAAAATATTGATACCGAAAGACTTTTGGAATGGGCGGAAAAATATATCGACCATTGTCTTGAATCTACCAAAGAGATTGCCACATCATCGGGAGTAAAAACAATACGTGAAAGGCATTTACCCACTATTAGTTTTTTTCTATTGGTATGGTTGCCACGGCAAAACTTTGAATTTTATAATAGATCAACTTATTACCAAGTTTTGTCTAATATTGATCATCCTTGTCACGATGCAACAAAGCAGATTGATGAGATATTTAGATCATTGGCGGCCGATGTAGTGGCTAATGAAGGTAAAGGTATATTCTATGCTAAGAATCTTTTAGGATGGTCAGACAAGGCGAAGAACGAAGAAAAACAAGAGATAATTATAAGTTTTGCAGACGAAAATAGTCCTTCCGAAACCGCATAAAAATCAAGCTAAGGTTTTAAACTCCAAAGCAAGATTCAAGGTTCTAATGTCGGGCAGACGGTGGGGCAAGTCATTGATATGCCAAGTAATCACATTTTTAGAAGCGGTCAAAGGTAAAAAGGTCGCATACATTACACCTACTTATCAACTTGCAAAGGTTTTCTTTGATGAACTTTGTATCTTAATTCCCGATACCATTGCCACGGCAAACCGAAGTGATCTAACATTTAAATTAACAAGTGGCGGTTCAATCAGATTCTTCACTGGCGAAAGGCTCGATAATCTTCGGGGCCTTAAATTCCATTACGTTATTATTGATGAAGCATCATTCATAACTGATTTAGAAAGCGGATGGAATAATTCAATAAGGCCAACATTAACCGATTACCAGGGCCGTGCTATATTCCTTTCAACTCCACGAGGAAAGAATTATTTTTATTCTTTATTTCTTAAAGGTTTAGAACCGAATGCAGAATGGGAATCCTTTAAATATTCGACCTATGATAATCCATATATCCGTAAAGAAGAAATTGATTCAGCAAGAATGAGTTTGCCGGAGGTTGTATTTGAGCAAGAGTATATGGCGAACCCGGCAGAAAACTCCGCAAATCCGTTTGGAAGCCAGGCGATTGGGAAGTGCATTTCTGAAATGTCAATCAATCCGGTTAAATGTTACGGAATAGATCTTGCAAAGTATTCCGATTGGACTGTAATTATTGGATTAGATAATAGTGGAAATGTGGCTTATTTTGAACGATTCCAAAATGATTGGGCCTCCACGCAAAATAAAATACGGAATTTACCAAAGGTTCCGATGTTAATTGATAGCACTGGAGTAGGGGATCCGGTAGTCGAGCAGTTACAACGAGATGGTTTAAATGTGGAGGCATTTAAATTCTCCACTACAAGCAAGCAAGAATTAATGGTAGGTTTACAATTAGCTATCCATCAAGAACGGATTCATTATCCCGAAGGCATTATTAAAGAGGAACTCGAAATATTTGAATATCAATATAGTTCACACGGTGTAAAATATTCTGCACCTTCCGGATTTCACGATGATTGCGTGATGGCTTTGGCTCTTGCCTGGCGAAAGTTTGATTTTAAATCAGGCACCGGTAGATATAGTTTTGCATAATTACTTATTTATGTTTATGAATTGGACAAATGTTTCGGTTTGGCAGATGCAACAAATCTCCAACCTATTATCTAAAAACGAAGGGGATACAAGTCTGGATATTGCAGTCAAGACTTTGGCTATTTTAACAAATAGAACTGAGGCCCAAATAGATTCGTTAAGTCTTGATGAGTTAAGCCATCAGATCAAAGATATTGCATTCCTAAACGAATCACAACCGAATCCCAAGCCACAAGATTACATTAAAGTAAACGGTAAGAAATACAAGTGCATTTATGACATTCGAAATATGCCATATGCCAGGTATATGGAAACTAAGTTTTTCGGAAATGATGTGATGAATAACTTGCATAAGATTGGAGCCTCGATGGTTATGCCAATGAAAAAGACTTGGTTTGGTTGGAAAGTTGACCAGTACGATGCAAGCAAGCACGAAGAATATGCCAATGATTTATTAGAGGCAAGTTATGAATCAGTTTACGGATCAGTTGTTTTTTTTTGTCAAATATACGTTCAATCGATAAACAATTTAGCGGATTATTTGAAGCAGAGATTGATAAGTCAGGGGATACCGAAGAACGAGGCAGAGGAAACGATAACGGCTTTATGCAACGTTTTGGATGGACTTACCAAGCTACCATCATCGCAGAACACGAACGAATTAAACTTGAAGAAGTCTATGGCCTTTCAACAATTCAATGTTTAAACGCATTGAGTTATTTAAAAGCAAAGAACGCATTTGATAAAGACCAAATTAATAAAATAAATGCCAAGTATTAGTCAATCGCAAAAATCCAATATGGATGTCCTTAATAATTTAGGGGCCGAAAAAACTATTTCGAATCTGAAATTAACCGAAGTGGAGACAGTAATGTTTGAAGCTGCTAATCGGTTTATGATGATGGCTAAAAAAACCATTGAAAGAAAGGGTAAAGTCGATACCGGTAAATTATCGGATATGAGAGTTAGCCAGGTAACTGAAACCAAATACGGAAGCTATTCGATTACCATTGGATACGACCAATCTAATCCAGCAAGTAAATATTATGATTTCCAAAATAAAGGAGTAAAAGGAATAAAGTCAAATCAGCCAAATAGCATTTATAAATATCGGACTTTAAGTGTTTCTAAAAATATGGTAGAAGCATTAATGCAATGGTATTTAAGACATAAAAGTTATATAAGAACGGAGGATCAAAGAAAGAATTTAACGGCCAATCAAAGGAAATCATTAAATGCTGGGGCCATTGCCAATCAATCTAAAAATTTAAGAAAGGTTGCAGAGGCTACGGCTAAAAAGATTAAAAAAAGAGGTATGCCACGGGTTGGATTCTTTGATGATAATTTAGACAAAGTATTCAATGAGGATTGGAGACAAAAAATGGCCATAGCAATTGGCGAAGATATTATAATAAACATTAGACAAAATTTCAATGGCAATAACAATACAAAGTAGTCCAACGGCTTTCAGTTCGGCTCACGATGCTTTATATCACGTTGTGACTTCAAGCAATGTCGCAAATTCAAACTTTAAATATGTATTTGACTTATCTATTGGTGGAAACCTTGTTGCCACAATTAAAACCTTTCCGGATTCCGGAGGTTATGGGATATTCGATGCAAGTCCCATTGTCCGAAACTACTTTGATAGCGGATTTAACCCAAACACAAGCACGGTTTTACAAAATGCAAGCACCGGTTTATTCTGCAACTACACGATTTCATATGGCGAAGAATACGGAGGAGTAACATATCCAAACCTTACAACCATATCGACTTATTACGGATGGAATTATTCGGCTGATCCTTTCGGGAATACCTTGGGAGATTATGCAAATAAGTTTGTAACAAGTAGAGATAAAACAACTTTAGAGGTAATAAGTGGCGAGAAACTATTTATGACTTATATGAATACGGCTGGCACCGGTGTAACGGCTTCGATTCAAAAGATTACAAGCAATGGAACCAATGATGGAAGTGCTTCGGTAGGTGCAACCTTATCCACATCAAATACATTACTTTTAGATTTATCGCCTACGTCAATCAATACCTATTTAGGTAGTTCATTCATTACATCAACGACATACGGCTACCAGGTAACGGTTGGAAGTGATACGATAACCATTACCCAAGTTGTGGCACCGAAATGGACACCTATATTGATTACGTTTCTGAATCAATACGGTGGATACGAAACATTCGGATTTCGTTTATTATCGAGACAACAAAAGAAATTTAACCGAAGCACCTACAAAGTCAATGAGTTTGTAAGAAGCGGAGGCAATTTGATTAATAAAAGTGGGGCCAATGTCTTTTATGGTGGTGTTCAATCATTTGCCGGGGTGGTAGATTATTCCTATTTGGTTGTTAGTGATTATTTAAATGTAAAGGATTACAATGTAGGAAGCCAATTGCTTGCTTCTCCCGAAGCCTATTTGCATTTAAATGGTTCTTATTACCCGATTGTAATGCGTGCGACTGATTGGGCAGAAAAGAATCTTACAAGTGATAAGAATTTTAATTACGAATTGACTTTTGATTTATCTATTAAACAAGCCATTCAATACCGATGATAACTGAAATATTTATTGAGAATGTACGGTTGGATTTGTATCAGGATATCGGTGCTGAGTTGAATTTTAATATCGATGACATAAAGGATTTTTCGAGCCGAAATACAAACTATTCTAAAACGATAACAATCCCAGGCAATGCGAACAATAACAAAGTTTTTGGCCATATATACAATCTTGGGAGTGCTAATAATTATTTCATTTCAAATCCTTTGCTTCCAAATGTTGGTTTTAATTTTGATCCATCAAAGCAAGCAAGTGCAAAAATATTTGTCAACAAGATTCAAGTATTTAAAGGAGTTATTCGGCTTCTTGAAATCAAAATAAACAATGGGGCTATTGATTATGAATGTGCGGTCTTTGGCGAGTTGGGAGGATTAGCAAATGCAATCGGGAATAAAACTTTAGAGGATTCAGAATTTGCAAACTCATTTAATACTTACAATGTTGCCTGGACTGAAGGGAATATAATTAATTCTTGGAATGCAAGTGGAGGTACCGGAGTTGTTTTTCCTTTTATTGATTACGGAAATATTCGGAACGGAACGCACGATATTCATATGGATGCGTTTAGGCCAGCATTTTTTGTACACGAAATTTTAGATAAGATAATTAAGAATGCCGGGTATACATACGATTCGGCTTTTATGGATTCGCCATTCTTTAAAAACTTAATCATTCCGAACAATACTTCGGAGATGGAACAAGTAAGGGCCAATCTCTTAAATGCTCAAATATTTAATATAATTAATATGGCTACGGATTATGCCTTTGTATTTGGAAGCATTAACCAATACTTATTTACAAATTCGGGAGGTATTACCTTTACGTTTACCGGAACGACTGGAACGGTTGGAAACTTTACGATTAACGGAAGTGGATTAATTCGTACAAATCAGAATGCGACCATTACTTTATACAAGAATGGTGCAGCGATTCAGACCTTTTTGCTTGCTGATAACAACAATAACGAATCAGTTTTTACAATAAATTCGACAATAAGTCAAACTTTGACAAATGGCGATTACTTCTCGATGGACATTTCATCGAGTTCGGTAAGTAATGGATCATTTAGATTTACAATTGACAATATTACTTTAGATTTTAATTCGACAAATCCCCAGGTATTGACTGCAACGTATGGGGCCACTTTAATTATGTCCAATTTATTTCCTAAAGGAATTTATCAAAAGGATATTTTGGCGAGTATTTGCCGAATGTTCAATTTATACGTTTATGAATCGTCTAATCAATACAATCATTTATTAATTGAACCATACGTTAATTTTTACGCAGTTGGTGGATTTGTGAGCATTGATGATACGACTGATTTACTTTTGCACGGAGAAGCTGGAGATAGCACCGGTTTGATTTCTATTTCTAATACTGATATTGCGGATCCTTTAGATTGGACTTTAAAACTTGATTATTCGAAAGAAATTTCAATCAAGCCAATGTCTGAATTGAATGCCAGGTACTATGATTTTAAATATAAAGAGGATGATGACTATTTAAACGATGCTTATCATACAAAATATAATCAATCCTATGGCGATCGAATTGAGGATGTAAATTTTGGATTTACTTCGGATCATCAAGCCATTGATTTGATTTTTTCTTCTTCGGTATTGACTGCCCATACCGGTGATGAAAAATTAGCAGTTGGTATTTTTAAATTAAATGATGCAGTTCAGGAAAGAAAGGATTCTAACATTAGGATTTTACAATTCAAAAAGAAAACGGTAAGTCAATCTTGGAATTTAAAGGAACCATCGGCGGAAGGTAATGGAAATAAACAAACCGGAATCACATCTTACGGATATGCTGGACATTTTGATGATCCTACAAATCCAACAAGTGATATAAATTTTGGAGTGCCTAATGAAATTCTATTTACATTAACTGTTCCTTATCCAAGTGCTAATTTGTACACGGCTTACTGGGGATCATATTTGGCAGAGATCACAAGCAAGGATAGTAAATTATTGAGTTGCTATTTATATCTAACGGCCCAGGACATCAATTCACTTGATTTTTCTAAACTGATTTATCTTGAAGGATGCCTTTGGCGATTAAATAAAGTAATCGATTTCAATCCGTCAATCAACCAAACGACTAAGTGCGAATTATTAAAGGTAATTGAATTAACATACTCATAAGATGGCCCAGGAAATAGTCGGTATAAAATTAGAAACGGACACCCGAAGTCTAAGATCGCAGTTTAAGGAGGCGATGGCTGAACTTGCAAAATTGCAGAATCAAGCAGGGTCAACAAGTAAGGAAATAGCAAATGCGGCCAAGAAAGCGGCAGAGATAAAGGATAGGATTGCAGATGCAAAAGGAACAATTGACGCATTTAATCCGGATGCTAAATTTAAATCATTTGGTCAGGCTATTTCGGGAGTTGCTGGTGCTTTTGCTGCGGCCCAGGGTGCATTTGCTTTATTCGGAATTGAATCAGAGAACGTACAAAAGCAATTATTAAAAGTTCAAGGTGCTTTAGCATTATCACAAGGTTTAAACACGGTTTTAGAATCAGTCGAAGGTTTTAAAAACTTAGGTAGAGTAATTCGTGATACTGTTGTAACATCATTTACAACGCTTAAAGGAGCAATTACTGCAACTGGAATAGGTGCTTTGACTATTGCTTTAGGGTATTTAATAGGAAATTGGTCAACATTAACGGCTAAATTAACTACTGCATATCCAATTTTAGTTAAAATAGGCGAAACAATTGGGGCAATAACCGATAAATTAACTGATTTTATAGGCATTACCTCACAAGCAGATCGCGATTATGAGAAGGCAAATGAAATATTTCTTAAAAGAAAGACCATTATTGAAGGTCAAATCGAATTATTATCTGCACAAGGTAATAAAGAGAAAGAAATTTATAATTTAAAAAAGGATTTAGTAAATCAAGAAATTGCCAATTTAGAAAATAAAAGCAAAACAGTTGCTGGATTAAATAAGGATGAAAAGACTGAATTAATAAAGAAGCAAAATGAATTATTGGTTTTAGATGCTGGCTTTAAAAAATACCAATTAGATCAACAAAAGCAAGCAAATGAAAAACGAAGAAAAGAGCAAGAGGATGCAGATAATAAATTCAATGATAATTTGCAAAAAGAAGGAGAAACTCAATTTGCAAATAATAAAAAAATAATAGATCAAATTAATCAGTTAAGATTTGATCAATTACAAACTGAAATAGATACATTAGATAGATCTAATTTAATAAAAGAAAACGATTTTGAACAAGATAATATTCGCTTACAATTAACAAAGGAAAGATATTTAGAGCAAAGAGATTTAGAATTAAATGCAGTAGAAAATACCGAAGATGCAGAAATTAAAAAACTGCAAATTAAAAAGAAATATGCTGACTTAATATTTAATATCGATAAACAAGAGGAGGCAAATACAAAAGCGAGTGAAATATCAAAATACAATTTAAAATTAAAATATGCAGATTTAGCAATTCAATTAGGACAAGTTTTACAACAAGCAGCCGGTCAAAATAAAGATTTAGCCATTGCTGGAATTATTGTTGAGCAAGCTGGTGCGATTGCTAAAATTACAATGAGCAGTCTTGCAAATGCAAGTGCAGCCGGTTTCCTAACTCCAAAAGGAATTGCAGAATTAGCCGCTGGTGCTTTAGGTGTTGCAAGTGCAGTTATTGCCGCAAAAAATGGAATTGATACAATTAATAGTACAAATATTCCTGGAAGTAGTTCGGGTTCTGCACCTTCAGTAAATACATCCGCACCAATTATGCCTACTTATACGGCACCACAAGCTACAAGATTAGATCAACAATCTTTAAATACAATTTCAAACGTAGTTGCCAGGGCCTATGTAGTTGAATCAGATATTAGTGGAGTTACAAAACGAGTTTCAAGAATAGAAAACGCAGCAAGAATTTAAAGAAATAAATATGAATTTACCGATTTATCAATTAGAAATCAGCGATGATGTCAATGATTTAAGTGAGGTTGACTTTGTGGCATTGGTTGACAAGCCAGCAATTGAACGCAATTTTTTAAGATTTAAGGAAAGCCGTGCAAATTTTGTGATTCAATCAGAAGAAAGGCGAATAGTTTCGGGGCCATTGATGTTAGCCGATACACCCATCTACCGGAATGATGAGAATGGCGAGTATTATGTAATGTTTACAAAGCCAACAATTGAGAAGATTGCACAAAAGTTTTTTAAGAAAGGATATCAATCAAATGTAAACTTGATGCACGACAACAATCAGGCAGTCGATGGGGTAACTATGTTTGAAAGTTGGATAGTTGACCAAAGTAGAGGCATTGCATCGATGAAAGGTTTTGAGGATGCACCAGATGGCTCTTGGCTTGGTTCATTCTTAGTAGAAAACGATTCAGTATGGTCAAGAATTAAATCAGGAGACTTTAAAGGATTCTCGGTGGAAGGATTATTCAACTATAAAAAAGAAAAGGCTAAGATGTCAAAGGATGAAGAAATTTGGAATAGAATCGTAGAGGTATTGAACGGAATAGAAATTTAAACGATAAAGTTTAGGCTAAAAATTATTTAAAGACAAACAATAAATTATTTTATGAATTTTTCAGAAGCAATTGAAAAGATTAAGGTAATGTTGGCGGAGGAATCCCCAGCAGTTGACCAAGAAAATGCACCTGAAGCAGTTACCGAATTAAAGTTTGAAACGTACGATTTAAAAGATGGTACTAAAATCGAATTATCAAGTTTAGTAATTGGTGCAGATGCTATGCTAATGGATGAAAGTGGTAACACGGCAATGGCTCCGGATGGAGAGTATGAATTAGCCGATGGAACTATGATCACGGTTGTAAGTGGTAAGGTTGATGGAATTGAAACTCCGCAAGCCGAAGCACCTACGGCAGAAGAAGCCCCAATGCCGGGCGGAATGGAATCAGATAAATTTGAATCAGTTCAAGCAGAAATCGATTATTTGAAAACTGAGAATCAAGAGTTGAAAGCCCAATTGGAAGCAATGAATACTAAATTTTCACAAGGTTTTTCAGATGTGATTGTAGCACTTGAATCAATTTCAAAGATGCCATCAAGCGATCCAATTCAAGCACCAAAGAACAAATTTGCTTTGGTAGAAAAGAAGGAAGATAAGATCGCAAGATTTTTAGAAAGAGTAAAAAGTTTAAACTAATAAAAAGAAAATAATATGTCATTCGTAGTAAGTTCATTATCGGATTACACCATTCAGAACGCACAAGAATTGGTGGTTTCCTCAGTTTTGGGTTCCAAGACTGCAACCTTGATTAAGGCCCAAGGTAATGTGATGGTAGGTGTTAAATCTGCTGAAACAATCAACATTATGGATACTGATTCAGTATTCCAGGACGGTGCTTCTTGTGGTTTTACTGCATCAGGTACTACAACGTTCACACAACGTACGATTACAGTTGGTAAAATTAAGGTTAACGAGGCTTTATGTCCTAAAGATTTGCAAGCAAAGTATTTGCAACAAGCATTGCCAGCTGGATCACGTTATGATTCAACTATCTTTGCTGCTGAATTTGCACAACGCAAAGCGGACAAAATTGCTTCAGCTTTAGAGGTTGCAACTTGGCAAGGAGATACCGGATCCGGTACTGCGAACTTGAACAAGTTTGATGGTTTCATTAAGTTAATTGCTGCGGCTTCTGCATCAGTAATTCACGCAAACGCATCAGGATTTTACGGAACTCCGTTGGCTGCTTCTGCTGGTATCACTACATCAAACGTAATTGCGGTAATCGATTCAATCTATCGTGCTATTCCAGCTGAGGTAGTTGCAAAAGATGATACGGCTATCTTTGTTGGAATGGACATTTTCCGTCTTTACACTATCGCATTAAAGAACGCCAACTTGTTTGCTTACAATATCGATACTAAGGCAGATGCTGAATTTATTCTTCCAGGTACAACCATCAAAGTTATTGCTTTGCAAGGTTTGAACGGAACTAACAAATTATATTCTGCTCGCATTTCTAACTTGTTCTTAGGTGTTGACCTTTTGAATGAAGAAGAAAAATTTGAATTGTTCTACGCAAAAGAAGCTGATCAAGTGCGTTTTGTTTCCGAGTTTAAGTTCGGTGTGAACTTTGCTTTTCCTGCGGAAATCGTTGACTTTATCTTAGCTTAATTATCCTAATTCGGGGAGATTCATTGGATTGGACTCCCCTTATTTTAACATTTAAATAATAAAATTATGGCCTTAGCATCGTGTGCATTAACCCAATCATATGCGTTGGATTGTCGTGATAGCTTGGGTGGAGTTACCGAAGTATATTTCATTGAGGCCCAAAACGTGACAAGTGTTACGGAGGCTTCCGGTGGAGGTACATTAACTGCGATTACAAAAGCAGCATCGAAGGTTTTTAGAAAATACGAATTAGTGCCTGGCACTTCTTCTTTGACTGAAACAATCAACGCAAATCAGCAGAATGGAACGGTATTCTACGCACAAGAATTATCAATCATTTTAAATAAGTTACAAGCAAATACACGGAATGAAATCCTTTTGTTAGCACAAAACAACCTTAAAGCAGTTGTTGGCGATGCAAATGGAAAGTACTGGTATTTAGGTCGTGTTAATTCAATTATGGTCTCAGGTGGTAACGGTGCAACCGGTACGGCTCAGGGAGATCGTAGTGGTTATACATTGACTTTCTCAGGTGCAGAAAAGCAAATGGCACCGGAGGTTCAAAGTTCAGTTATTTCAGGATTAACAACGTAATAAAGAAAAGTAGTTTGGTTGATTACTTGGGGGAGGCATTGGTCTCCCCTTCTTTATTTATAAATAATTTTCATTTTGCTATTTAGTTGTAAGATGATTTATTTAGAAAAAGGGAAATCAAGTACGATTATATTAACATTAAGCGAAAAGGCTCAATTGTATTCGCCAAATTACTTATTCGTGTTTAAATCAAGAAGCACAAATGAGGTCATAAAATTTATCAAATTAGTTGGAAGTGATGAAAGTCCAAATGAGGATAGATTTAATACGTTTACAATTGCAACAAATACCTATTTTGCTAATTCATTAAAAGGCGAGTGGTCTTATTCAGTTTATGAGCAAGCCAGCACATCTAATTTAGATACAAGTAAAACGACAAGTTTAATCGAAGAAGGTCAAATGATTTTATCGGATGGGAACGTATTTAATTTTTCATCTTATAATAGTCAAGCAAATACATTTATTGTACGAAATATATGAATGATTTATTTTTTCTTTCCTTTGCGGAGGCAAGACAACCCGAATATAGAGAGAAGAAAGGCGAAGGCGGTGGATACATTGAGTTCGGTGCTAAAAACGATTATCCGAATTATTTGGTAGAGTTATTAAACAAATCTGCCAAGCATAATTCTATTATCAAAAGCAAAGTAAACTATATTACTGGTAATGGATTCAAGACTAAAGGCCCTGATCCGGTAGGCGAGCAATTCATCGAGCAAGCCAATCCATACGAATCATTAAATGAGATTTCAAGAAAGGTTTCTATTGACATCGAGACTTTTGGAGGTGCTTATTTAAATATTATTTGGTCAGAAGGTGGCGAAATTGTTTCAAGTATATACCATTTAGATTATACAAAGGTTCGTACAAATGCAGATAATACGCAGTTTTGGTATTGCGAGGATTGGAATGATCGTAAATACAAAAAAGAGGTTTATAATGCTTTTAATACTCAATTAAGACAAGGAAGTCAAATTTTATATTTAAAGGAATATCGGCCAAATCTAAATGCGTATGCGTTGCCAGGTTATTATGGGGCCTTAAATTATATTGAATCCGATATTGAAATTTCGAAGCACGTTTTAGGTAATGCACAAACCGGATTTAGTGCATCCAAATTAATTACCTTACCAAATGGCGATCCATCGGATGATGAGAAAAGAGTAATTGAACGCAAGTTTACAAATCGTTTTTCGGGTGCAGATGGAAAGAAATTTATTCTATCATTTACTACTGATCCAAGCAGAAAGCCGATTATTGATGATTTAGGTGCAAGTGATATAACAAAAGAGGATTTTGGAAATGTGGATAAAATGATTCAGCAAAATATTTATGCTGGTCATCAAATTACTTCTCCTGATTTATTTGGTATTTCGACACCTGGGCAGTTGGGAAGTCGCCAACAAATGCGAGATAGTTATGAAATTTTTAAAAATACATATGTCAACGATAAGCAAATATTTATTGAACAAATATTCTCTGAACTTGCCAAATTACACGGTGCATCTGAGTCTCTTGAAATAATCCCAGTCGAACCAATCGGATTTGAGTTTAGTGAGCAAGCAATATTAGCCGTTGCACCTAAAGAATGGATTTTGGAAAAATTGGGAATCGATATGAGTAAATATCAACCGCAAACGGTTGCAGAAACACCACAACCTACGGCACAAATGAAAAGCAAATTTTCAGAAGATGAAGTAATTAAAATATTCTCTGAATTTGGAGAGGATAAAGAAAGTTATTCAATCTATAAGACAAGAAATGTATTTGAAGAATCGGCAAATATTGAGTTTGCGGTAAATGATATAAACCAATTAGAGGCTAATGTTTTAGATCAAATTCAAAAGCAAAAGCAAATATCAATTGAGGTTATTGCATCGACTTTGAAAGTTGATCCGACAATGATTGAAATAGTGGTTAAAAACTTAGAAAAAAGGGGGATTTTAACATCAAAGGAAGTTAAAGGTACAATCGAGAGAACATTGGTAAAACCTTTAAGCAAATTAAATGCACCAAAGCCAACGACAACAACTTTCCAGGTACGTTATTCCTATGAGTGGAGGCAAGATGTACCGGTAAGTGAAAGGAATACATTGGCACATCCATCAAGACCGTTCTGTGCAAGATTAATGCAGTTGAATAGGCTATATTCAAGATCAGAAATTCAAACGATTTCGGCAAGATTAGGTTATTCAGTATTTGATCGGCGAGGTGGATGGTGGACAATGCCGGATGGAGAGCATTCGCCAAGTTGTCGACATATATGGTATGCACAAACCGTAATTAAAAGAGATTAAAAATGAGGAACGTATTATTTATAGGGGCCAATACAATCAAGGAAAGAACCACGGTTCATTCGAATGTCGATGATAAAAATATCTTGTCTATTATCAAGACTACGCAAGATATGATGATACTGCCAGCATTGGGAACCGGTTTATATGAACGTTTGCAAACCGGTATCACTAACAATGACTTATCAGCTTTAGAATTGACTTTACTGAACGATTTTATTACGGATTGTTTGACATATTTTGTCCTCTCTGAATTGCCTTTTGAATTGTCTTATCAGTTTTACAACAAAGGTTTAGTTCGGAAAAGTTCAGAAAATACGGATACTCCATCAATGCAAGATTTGATAGATATATCAAGTAGGTATAGGGCCACGGCTGAATTTTATACTGAACGAATGATCAAGTATTTAAAGCAAAATTACAATTCTTATCCATTGTATTTGAATCCGGGTATTGGTGTAGATGTAATGCATCCAGATCACGATGGTTATAAAACTTCGATATTTTTGGGCGATGATTATGACAATCGGAATTTAAGTTTTGAAGAAAGACACCAAGGAGATCACGGAATATGTTAAATAAATTATGCCAAAAGCATTTTCAACCAAAAACATTAATAAACTCAAAGTTTATTTAGAATCAACGAATGGTACGACAACTAACATTGAATCAAACGGTACAACTAATCAAGGAACTGGGCCAAAGCCACGAGCAAATTGATTCGGTTTACTTTGGAGATCTATGGGAATTTTTAAATACTGATAATATTTATCCGGCTTTATTTTATTCATTAACCGGAACGCAAATACAAGGCAAGATTTTAACGCATTCATTTTCTCTGTTCTTTTTTGATCGAGAAATTCAAGATGAAAAAAACGAAACGGATGTCTTGTCGGATCGATTAATAGTGGCCCAGGATATTTTGTCAATGATGAAAAATCCAACTTTTGATTGGGAGATTGAGGATAATGTAAGCATTGAATATTATACGGAAACCGAAGTTGATTTTTTAAGTGGTGTTAAAATGGATGTAAGTATATCATTTCCTTATTTATCAGATAGGTGTACGTTACCGGAAGATTTCAATTATTTAGAGTGGTTAGCAGAATAAAAAAATAACAAATATGGGTTCTTACAAAGTCTTATACGACTATCCTAATTATGCTTCATTGCCAGCGGTGGGCGATGTTAGTCGGCTTTATATTACTAACGATACGAATACTTTATATCGTTGGGTAGATGGGGCATATCATTTCTTTACGACTACTTCGGTGCCTTGGGGTAATATCGATGGAGTGCTAACAAATCAAACGGATTTGATGGCAGTTTTAAACGGAAAGCAACCATTAATTACTGCTGGAACTTCGGCCCAATATTATAGAGGAGATAAGACTTTTCAAACTTTAAATACTACGGCAGTTCCGGAAGGAACAAACCTATATTGGACGGATGCACGGTTTAATACTGGGTTTAGTGGTAAAAGTACGACCAATTTAACTGAAGGATCGAACCTTTATTATACGGATGCACGTTTTGATTCTCGTTTAGCCACAAAATCAACGAGTAATTTAACGGAAGGAAGCAATTTATACTGGACAAATGCAAGATTTGACACACGTTTAGGATTAAAAACTACATCTGATTTATCGGAAGGTTCGAATTTATACTACACGGATGCACGTTTTGACACAAGATTTGGCACAAAAACAACCGATAATTTAACGGAAGGAAGTACAAAATTGTATTATTCATCTTCGAGATTTAATGCGGATTTTAATAATAAGAATACCGATAATTTGCCCGAAGGAAGTACAAATTTATTTTGGACACCATCACGATCACGAAATGCGTTGACTTTGCTCACGGTTGGAACAAGTGGATTAGCCACATACAATTCGACTACTGGCCAATTAAACATTCCTCAATATCAAGATTTACTTGTTAATCCATTAGTTGGTGCCGGTGCTTCATTCTATGTGCCAAGGTATTCGGGAACAACTTCATTAACTCCAGGTTTAATTTATGACAATGGAGTGTATGTTGGAATTAATCGAACAAATCCATTTTATACATTAGATGTCAATGGTACTTTAAACGTTGAAGGAGTTTCTATTTACCGAAACCTTGCCGGTACTGGAGATCGTTTGGTTTATGTAAGTTCAAACGGAACATTAACTCCAGCAATTATTGGAAGTGGTTTATCTTTAGCATCGGGAACATTAACGGCAACCGGTACGGCTTCGGGATCAATTGGAGGTAGTGGAACAATTGGATATATTCCTAAATTTTCGGGAACGGCTGCGATTACTAATAGTAACATTCAAGATTCGGGTTCACTTATTACATTAGGTTCTAACACGTTTATTTCTTCTGGTGGTTTAGGTATTGGTTCTGCAAGTTTAACTGGTGTAAGTTTATTCTTAGGTAAAAATATTACCGGGTCAACTACAGCATATGGAATATATCAAGCTGGTACTGTTCAAAGTGATGTTACCTCTATTGCAATGGGTTATAATAATACATTACTAACTCAAGCAACTACATTTACTTTATCTGAATATAGACATTATTTTGCTCAACAAAATGCTTTAGGAAGCGGTTCTTCAATTACTACTCAATATGGATTTCAAGTCGGGGCAAGTTTGACTGGAGCTACTAATAATTATGGATTCTACGGAAATATTCCAAGCGGTTCAAACCGTTGGAATATCTATATGAATGGAACGGCTAATAACTATATGGCTGGTTCTTTGGGAATAGGTAGTACGGGTTTAACGGGCTATTCTTTAATTGTTTCTAAATCAATAACAGGTGCAACAACTTCTTACGGAATTGTACAAACTGGAACAGTTCAATCAGATGTAACAAGTTCGGTTTCTGGTAATTTAAACCAATTAAACACTCAAGCAACATCATTTACCCTTGGTGGATATAACCATTATCTTGCTACGCAAGGAACAATAGGTGCAGGTTCAGTAATTACAGAACAAAATGGATTTTATGTTTCAAGTACTCTAACTGGCGGAACATTTAACTATGGATTTAGGGGAATGATTAATAGTGGCGGAAGTAGGTATAATTTATTTATGGATGGTACTGCCGATAATTATATTGCTGGCTCATTAGGTATTGGAACAACTACATTAACTGGTTACGTTGTAAACATTGCTAAAAACATTACGGGTGCAACAACATCATACGGAGTAAGAAGTCAAGGAACGGTTCAAAGTGATGTAACAACATTGGTTAGTAATTACGGTTCATTAATGAACACGGCTGCTGCTTCATTTACCTTGACTGATTTTGTTCATCATCGTTCAATGCAAGGTACAATAGGTTCGGGAAGTGCAGTGACTAATCAGTATGGGTACTTTGCCGATTCTTCGATGACTGGAGCTACTAATAACTTTGGATTCTACGGAAATATTTCTTCAGGTTCAAACCGTTGGAATATTTATATGAATGGAACTGCTAAAAACTATTTAGCTGGTGTATTATCTATAGGAACTAATACGCCAAACGCCTCCGCATTGCTTCAAGTAGATTCAACAACACAAGGAGTTTTATTCTCAAGAATGACAACTACACAAAAGAATGCAATTTCTTCCCCGGCAACGGGATTAGTTGTCTTTGATACAACACTTGGAAAATTATGCGTATATTCTACAACTTGGCAGACAATTACATCAGTTTAATATGGCAAATAAAAAGATTAATCAATTATTTACAAAATCAGCCATTGGTACTTCCGATTTATTTATGATCGGGGATGCCTCAACGGGGCAGTTATACAAGAAAACCATTGCTGATCTACAAGCCACAATAACCGGTTCGATTTCGGGAAGTGGTTCGGGTGGTTATATTACCAAATTTACTGGATCTACTGCCATTGGTAATTCGGTAATGTACGAAAGTTCTTCACGCATAGGAATTGGAACAACCACACCAAATTATATTCTTCAAGTAAGGCCATATTCAAATTTAAACTTTGCGATTGGCTATGGCGATTGGGTGACTACTGGTGATTCAATTATGTTTAAATCGATTAACGATGCAAACAACGCAGTAACTCCAATTATTTTTAACGGATCTAAAATTGGTTTCTTTAACGGAGCAACTGAAAAGGTTTCAATTCAAAATTCGGGCCATTTATTAGTAGGTCAAACTACTGATGATGCTTATGCTTTAGATGTTGCTGGAACCATTCGTGCCACGGTGGATATTGTAATAACTTCCGATAAAAGACTAAAAGAAAACATTGTTATCATTGATAACGCACTTGATAAGGTATGTGCTTTAAATGGGGTTTATTACAATCGTATTGATATTAAAGACGGTTCACGAAAAATTGGATTTATTGCTCAAGATGTAGCAAAGGCGGTGCCTGAGTTAGCAACATTAGACTTTAAGGGAACCTATGGAGTAAATTATAGCATTGCCACGGCTTTACTTGTGGAGGCAATCAAAGAATTAAAGGAAGAAATTGAAATTTTAAAGGCTAAATAATGGCATTACCATCATCGGGTACAATTTCATTAACTGATATAAAGGCAGCGATTCCTTCATCATCCAATTCCTTAAAACAATTGTCAATAGATGCCGGATTTACAACTACGTTTAATATGTCTCAATTCTATGGATATAGCGGAGGCCCAGTCGTATCATATCCACAAACATACTACGTTCTAAAATAATGGCATATTCAAGCATAAGTGATGCGAGGACAAAATTAATAAATCCTGAAACTCAACAAGATTCGGCGATTTTATATGCAAACAATAATTTGCTTGATAACACAACAATTTTTTACACTAATCCTGGATTAACAACTTTAGCACCTTCCGGAAATTATGTAATTCCTTCGCCTCAATTTAGATCTTATTATGTAACACTTGGAAATGATGGCAAAATTAGTGGATCAAAAACTGAATTGATTTTATCCGGTGTGGATACAAGTTGGGTAGATGATTACATTGCTGATTATAGTACCGGTTCCTTCATTCCAAATGATAATTTTGATTCCGGTAATGTTGGTACAAATTTATCAATCAATGGTAGTTTATTAGTCACGGATGCTTATTGGTCATCAAGATCATATGCACATTCTAAAAAATGGGTAATTGATCAAGGCGATTTAGTTTCAACGGCATTGACTAACATTGATGTATCGGCAATGAAAGGTTATGATCTTCGTTTAATGACTGGAGAATGGTACCAAAATACTAAAGGAGGTACAACAACTGCAGGATTTACTGGTGGTAATTTTATTTCTGCTATTATTCACGTTGCGGAAGATTTAGCACGGACAACCGTTGAAGGCCGGGTAAATTATTATTTTAGGCCCGATTATTTCATCCCCTTATATTCGGGAGAATATCCATCGTTTTTTAAGAGATTTCCAAACGTTTTACCAATCAATGATAAAAATGGAAATCAAAAGGATTGGATGTCTTTGGCTACTCCATTATTTGATATGATTGAAAAAGGAAGCGGAGTTTGGAACACAAGCAAAAGAACTTATCGTAATTCTACACGAAATACCAAAGGCTATACCTACAAAAGACAAGGAAGATTCGCAGATACTTTGTATGGCGATCCTCCAAATGCAAATTATTATATGAAACGAGAGTCAGGTGGTGGGGCCTCTCAATCTATTTTTGAATACCAAACCTATGCGACTAACCATTTAATCAATTATGACACTTGGTTAAAGACACCAGCAGAATATACCTATAATTTACATACCGGAAGTAATTTTAGCAATCCGCCAACTTCTCAACAACAAAGCTGGGTAGTCGGATTATTCGAATCTTTATTAATCACAAATCCTACGGAACGATTATCGTGGACTTTTAACAATGGAGTAATAAATAAAACTTATTTAGAATTAAATCCAAGATCTTGGGAAACTGGTTTAAATTCGGGAACTGGTAATTATGATGTATCGCCAGCAAATAATTTGCTTGGTTTTTTTAGTCCATTTGGAGATTCAACAACTCCGCAAAATAGCAATCACGGTAAACATATTCAATTCGATTTTGAAATAACCGGAAGTTATGGACGTGATCGACAATTATTCGGCCAATCATTTACTGATTTATGGAATAGTTGTAAAACTTATTCTATCTCAAATTCTTGGGCCTCAAGTGGTGGAGTAATTCCTAATTTTAGTAATTACGAAGGTGGAATTTATACGAGAACTTACGAAGGATCAGGTACCGGTGGTTGGAGATATGTTTCGCCAGGTGTTTCGGTAGCAACTGCAAAGACTACTGATTTATACAAAGATTATAAGGAATATTATTTTGATGGATCAAAAAATAAAAACGCATCAGATTTTTATTGGCATAAATTTTATTTAGGTGCCATTGATTGCTATTCACATTTCTTTGTAACGGCTTATATGCACAATATTTGCGAAAAATGGTATTTGTATAATTTAGTACATTCGGGAGATATTAGTCGTAAATTAATAAATGAAATTTTAGGAGTAGAGCAAGGTAAAACAAAAAAAGTATGTGGCTATTCTTGGCGATATATGGAGCCAATTGATATTTCTGATTTTGGTTTTGAACGTAAAGGTTATTTATCCGGAGTAGGATTTAAGAATTATCGGCCCAATAATCCGCCAAGTCATAATCAATCTTTGGCTGTTTGGTCTTTTGCTTATTTAGATGGTTTGTACCTATGGGATGATAATGTGATAGGTGGCGAATATAATAAATGGAGGGAAGAATTTACACTTGAATGGCAAGCATACGGCGATATTTATGAGATTGACAATGGTGCATATGATTGGTTTCATATTGGCTACTGGCAAGTTTTACAAAATCGTGACATCGTTGGGGCAAATACTGAATGGGTAAAACCGGAATATAAAAATGGAGCAGTTTGGACATCAAACACGGATGCTAATACGACTAACTTTCCGGTTATGTTATACAATGCCCAGTTACCTATTTCAGCTTATAAATTATCAGTTGATGGAACGGAGGCACTTTTGATTATCACAAATCCTTTTAATAATGGATACACGATGTCAACGCATACGGTAAGATTGCCAACAAAAGGAAATCAAGAATTTACGGTTAAAACTTGGGGAAATTATACAAGTGTTATACGATTAAAAAACTTATAAATTAATTATTATGGCTTTTGAATTTGAGATTAAAGAATTGGTTTGCTCAGAATCAATTGATGGATTTGAAAACATCATTGTAACGGTAAACTATAATGCAGTAAAAGATGGGGTTTCGATTCCTGGTAGTTTAGGTTTGACATCGCCAAATGAATCGGCATTTAAACCATTTGAAGAAATTACGGAGGAACTTGTGATTGGATGGTTAGAATCATCGTTAAATTTAGAGGAAATTGAATTTGCTTTGGATTGTGAGATTGCCTATAAAATGGATGTAATTGTGAGCAAGCCATTACCTTGGTTGTAAATATTTTTGTTTTTGCTATTTATGAATATTGTTTAACATTTTAAAAATCAACCAATGAAATTAGATTTCAATTTCGACTTGTTAGGATTGGATAGTGAACCAATCGAGGGTGCAAATGCTGGTAAATTATTAGCCACTTCATTAGTCGGGGCCAATAAAGGAAACGCATTAAAAATGTGGGAATGGGCCTTAGCATTAAATAAAGGCGAGATCATTGACTTGGATTCAGTTGATCAAGGAACTTTAAAAAGTTTCGTTGAGGAATCCGAATCATTTACCATTCTTGCAAAGGCTCAATTATTAAACGTGTTAAAAAAGGATTAATGATTTACGATGATATTTTCGTGCCGTCAATTACTGGTGCAATAACTGCTTTTTTAGGTTGGATAGTTGGGAAAAGAAAAGAGAATTTAGATGTTAATGCATCTGAAATCGCCAATACAAAAGAAATCATTGCAATGTGGAAAGTGACGGCCGAAGATATGTCGGCAAAGGTCAAAGAGTTAAGTGATAAGGTGGATGCACTAACAACAGAGGTGCAAAATTTGAGAGGAGAGAACGCAGAATTAAAACTGAAATTAGGATTAGATGAAAATCAACCAAATAAGTCCAGGAGGTCTAAGATTGATAAAACTATTTGAAGGCATCACATTAAAACCATATCTATGCCCGGCTGGCATTCCGACAATATCAATCGGATGTACTTATTATCCGGATGGCACAAAGGTTAAAATGACTGATCCGCCAATTAGTGAAGCCAGGGCAACTGAAATATTTTTAAATATAATTAAACATTATGAGCATAGTGTGGATTCGTTTTGTCGTGATGACATCAATCAAAATCAATTTGATGCCTTGGTTTCGTTTTGTTACAACTTGGGTGCTGGGTCTTTAAAGTCAAGCACATTGCTCAAAAAAGTAAATGCAGATCCAAATGATCCATTGATTAAAGATGAATTTGTTAAATGGAATAAATGCGGAGGCAAAGTATTAAAAGGATTAACTGAAAGAAGAAAGACGGAAGCTGATTATTATTTTGGAAGAGTATCTTAATTTTTTAAAGGCGGTAACGATGTTACTGCTTTTATTTTTTTCGGCTTGGTTTTATAAAAATTGGGTAAAAAAAGACCAGGTTAAACATTCATTTTTAATCGAAAACAATGATCGCAAAATACTACAAATCGATTCTGCTATTAATCGTATTCCTTATTCCTACGATGATAGTACAAGGTCAGAATTTCTTAAAAACTATTCCAAATTCCGGTAAACAAATTTGTTTATCTTCTGATTTAGTCGATGTAATTATTCACGATCTTAAAGAACGTAAATTATTAATCGCCAAAGATTCAATTTATAGGGGTCAAATATCGATTCTAAAGGATTCTTTATATATAAGTAATAACAATACCTTAAAGGTTCAAAAATCATTGCTTACAAGCGAAGAAAAAAGGAAGCGTAATGGTTGGCAACGCAATAGTTTATTATTTATGATTTTGATCTTTGGAGCATTATGTACGAAATAAAAGTTGAAACTGTGGAAAAACCAATGAGTAAATCCGAAAAAACAACCGAATTGCTTAATACAATGATGGATGTAATGACAAATATTGAATATGTGGATGATGCTGGCTTTGTTCTTCGTATGAAAGTTATGAATAACATCGAATTTTTAGTGGATGAATTAATGGAAGATTACCAAATGACACGATAATGAATCAACTGCATAAAATTGAAGTGGTTAAAAACCATTTCTATGCTTCCAAATTAGGTAAGAAAGAATTTTGTGAGAAGTTCCATAATCAGTATGGGTATGCTAATTGGGAGCAATTGAAAAAATTTATGAACGTTAATCATATTTTACAAAGTGAACGATCACAAGAATATTTAGAAGGATCAGTAAAAATACAAGATGCCATTAATTACGACCTTGATTTAATCGACAATTTTGGAATAGCAGAATCCTTATCAAAGGAATATGAATCAGCAAAGTTACCAGGTCATTTAAAAAAAATTGGAATCTTATCAGATATTCATTTTCCATACCATTCCTTAGAGGCTTTGACCATTGCTATACGACATTTAAAAAATTCACAAATTGATTGTTTGTATCTGAATGGCGACATTATGGATTTCTATTCAATTTCAAGGCACGAAAAAGATAAAGATCTTCGTGACTTTAAACGTGAGGTTGATATGTCCAGGGATTTTCTTAAAAAATTGCGTGATCTATTTCCAACGATTCCGATTTATTATAAGTTAGGAAATCACGAGCAACGTTGGGCCAGGTCTTTACAAGTGCAAGCAGATGAGTTTGCACAATTGCACGAATTACAATTTAACATCTTCTTTAACCTTGATAAATTGCAGTTCAATGTGGTTGAAGATTGGCAAGGAATGGAAATGGGGGATTTATTGGTAGTTCACGGACACGAGCTTTATGGTGCCGGGGGAATTAATCCTTCGCAGAATCTAATGAATAAGACCTTATGCAATACATTGATGGGCCACGTTCATAGAACATCAACAACGCAAAAGAAAACGGCATTTAAAGAGTTTATAAATACTTACACTACTGGATGCCTTACCGTATTATCTCCAAAGTATATGCCATTCTCGCAGCACAACAATGGTTTTGCCATCGTAGAAATTACCGAGGGAAAATCAATAGTTTTTAATTTGCAGATAAAAGACGGAAAAATTTATTAGATTTGTTCATAAGTTGTTTTTCATAGTTTGTTTAGATAGGTTTAAAGTGAATTAATTTGAATCCCTGCTGATAATATCGGTGGGGATTTTTGTTTTGATTGAAAAAAAAAGATAGAAAAGTTTTTTTATTCGAAAAGTTTTTCTAATTTTACATCACGATAGCAACGAAGCTATTATAAACCTTATCAAAAAATGAAAAAAACAATTCAGTACATCATCGAACGGCACAAGGAAGATCCTGAGTGCTTATTTATGGCCCTTGGCTTTATTATTTTTTGCACTGTGGCCTTTTTCCTATTACCTTATTTTATCGTTTATTTATTATGATTTGGCGGATGGCATTCCGGTATCACGGTACCGGTACTTATTTCATTACAATGAAATTTGAAGACCTTATTCAAGCAAATAAATACATTGCAAAGGAGGAGGCTAAAGAAAATTCTCAATTTTTAAATTTTAAACTTTTAAATCATTATGGAATTAATTAATAGTAACAATGCATTAGCATTATTCGACAACCAGTCGATTCAAGAAATGGGCAAGCTAGAAATCACTACTTTGGCTCATTCAATCGGTGATCTTATTACCGAAAATGGTGGAGAGATTGTAAAGACCTTAGCGATCGCAACTAAGTACCAGCTTTTATTTTCAGAGATTGAAAAAAATCTTTCCAAGAATGGAGTGGATGAATTATTGAAGTACGATGGATCCAAGACCAATGCTTTTCGGGTGGAGTTGCAAGTTGCCGAAGTTGGCACTCGATATGACTTTACTGCGAATCAGAAATGGAATGATCTTAATGAGCAGATCAATGCTTTGAAAGAAAAGCAGAAGGAAGTGGAGGCATTTTGCAAGGCCCTTAAATCTAAGACAATCACGGTTGATGAGGAAACCGGAGAATCATTTGAATTTTTTCCTCCAGCTAAATCAAGTACAACATCTATTAGAAAAACAATCAAATAATTATGGAAAAGTTAGAAAAACGATTAAATGCGTTAAAATTAGTTTGCTCAAAATTAGAAATTCAAAATTTGAATTATCATCGAGTTTATGGCATTACGATGTACGAAGATTGTATTGTCATTCAGGGTCATCATTCTAGTTCTATTGGTTCTGCAATTAAGCAAAATTTTACCACATCAGATTTATTAATAAATGAATCCGGATATATTGTTATCAATTTTCAGTTTGAAAATGAAAAATTTGAAATCATTTTAAATTAAATAAAAATGAAAAACCTAATTAAAAGTTTATCCGCATTTCAGAACGAATGCCCGATAATTCACAAAGACACGAAAGGCCATAATTATACTTATGCCGACCTTCCGCAGATTTTTAATACGATTAATCCGTTAATGAAAAAGCACGGATTATGTTTCAGTCAATTGCTGGAGAACGATGGAATTAGAACAATTCTTTTTCACGTTGAAAGTGGCGAATCATTAGAAACGTTTACTCAAATTCCTAAAGTAAAACTTGGTTCTATGAATGATTACCAGGCTTATGGTTCGGGTGTTTCTTATTTTCGGAGATACTGCATTAGTTCGATTTTGGGGTTAGTGACCGATAAAGATACGGATGCAGCAGGCACCCAGGTGGCAAGCCCGAATAATTCAAGTCTAACAACAAAAGACTTGAAAGAATTGGAATCAGTTTTAAATGATTGTCAATCGGTGGAAGCAGTAAAAGAGATTTGGGATACTATCGAAGATATTTTCAAAACTGACAAAAGAGTAATAAAATTAGTTACGGATCGTAAAAATCAATTAAATAAATAATTATGAGCAAACCAGAAAAAGTATTTGCAAAGGGTTTCATTTTCAAGAAAAATGAGAATGCACCGGAATGGGTAGTCGGTCGGCTATCCCTAAAGAAAGATGAGGCGATTGCCTTCATCCAAAGTCAAGGCAATGAATGGATAAACCTAAACATTGCTAGGGGCCAACAAGGTAATTTCTACGTTGAGTTAGATACCTGGAAGCCTACCAATCAATCAAATCCAAGTTCTAATCAGTCCAGTAATATTCCACAATTTAAACCTCAACCAAATGCAAGCGATGACCTCCCCTTCTAAAGTAGTTTTAACCCAAAAGCAGAACGAAGAATGTTTTGCATTCAGTTGCTTCCAGCACATTATGAAGTCCAATATGGCTTTGAATCTTGACACACGGCGGATCATAATGGATATGGCTGCGACCGAAGTGATCAAAGGCAAGATGTCGGAAGAATTTTTTAACTCTTTATTTCCGAACGATGATAATTAAGGAGATAGACAAATATCAAATGACTGCGGACATATTAAACGAGAGGGGTATTAAACCCTTCTCGGCCCGCACCTGGTATTGGGAGAATGTACGTTCAATTGCGTATTATAATAGAAAAAACGCAAAAGCAGGGTTTTTAAAGAGGCCCGATGTAATGGAAGTAATTAGAGAAGTAACCATAAAAATGCTCGAAGATGCAAGGGAAAAAGAAGTCCTCAATTGAAAAAGCCGAATTTCTTACAATGGTAGGCCTAATTGGATTAATTACTTGCTGGGTGTTTTTCTTAATCAGATTAATATGAAAAAAATAATAATCTTAATGATGATACTATTATCATCTTGCGTTCGGTTTCCTAATGGTATAAATAAAATTAAGGGCCGAGTAAAGCATACTAAAAGTTTGCGAGAAACCAGGCGAAACCTTCGATTGAATTACCATTACCATCAAACCAAACTTGGTAAATTTTTTAATTTTGAGGTATGAAAGAACTAACCTTTAACGAGTGGCAAGACCATATTGCACGGCAACTGGAAGCCGATCAAAATAAAATTAATAACGAACCTAAATTACAACTAAATGCAAAAGTCATTCAAAAGTTATCACGAATCAAATCCGAAAATATACGATCAGTTCAAGGAAATCGCCAACCTTTATATTAGCAAAGGCGAAAGGCGAATCAAAGCCGAAACTATCTGCGAGATCATTCGATTTCAATTGATGAAGGAGTTTAACGATGGGCATAAGTTCATCAAGTTTTTCGCCCAAGATTATGCAAAGAAATTTGAAAATGATTTCCCGCAACACGTTGGAATCTTTACAAAAAGACTTGTGAATTTTGAATTGGACGATTAATTTGCTATATTGTGAATGTAATCGCCTTCTCACATTATAGCGATAAAAGGACATAAAATGCCTTCATCTAACAAACCGGAAGTGAGAAGCTGGGGAGTTATTTGGGGGCTTTTTTAATTATGGAGAATTTAGAATGGCATCCGTTTTATTATAATGGATTAGCAACAAACATTGAAGCCACTAAATGTGGTAAAATTAGAAGAATCCAATCTGATTGGATGAAACGCAAAAGAAAATATTTATCAGAATTAGATTTTTCAAAAATCAAATTAAATATTGATGGTTATAAAAAAATTACAATTCAAACTGAAATTGGATCTAAAACTTTACTAGTACATCAAATAATTGCGGTCATATTTTTAAATCATCGAATTAATGGAAATACTTTTGTCATTGATCATATAAATTCTATTAAAACTGATAACAGGCTGGAAAATTTAAGAATTGTTACTAATAGGGAAAATGTTTCAAAAGAAAGGTTAATTAAATCTGGATCATTTACTGGAGTACATTTTGTAAAAAAAACAAATCGTTTTAAAAGTCAAATAAACATTAAAGGTAAATCTATTTATTTAGGATGTTATAACAATGCTGAATTAGCATCACAAGCATATCAAAATGCTTTAAAAAATTTAAAAAATGGGCAAACTAATTATTAAAAATAGGTATGGAACCATTCCAAATGATCTATTAAATAGTTGCAAAATTTCATTTAAGGCAAAAGGATTGTATGCATTTATTCAATCAAAGCCCGAGAACTGGGAGTTTTCTGCGGAACGAATATCAAAGCAAGTAAAGGAAGGATTGCCAAGTGTGGTTTCCGCATTAAAGGAACTTGAAACATATGGCTATTTAATCCGCCAGAGGTACCAAAATAATAAAGGATTTTGGGTAGTTGATTACCTACTATACGAAATTCCTAAAGAGGAAAACCTAACTATAGGAAATCCTATAAAGGAAAATCCTACTATAGGAAAACCATCAAACTATAGTAACCAAGATTTCAGTAAAAAAGATAATAATAACTATACTGATAATAAAGAAAGAGTAGTAAAGGAACCTACTCAATCTTTTTTAGAACGTATTCAACTTTTTAAATCTGAATTAGGTAACGAGTTTGATAATTTTTATTCTTATTGGATGGAATCTGATAAAAAAGGAAAACCAAGATGGGAATCACAAAAGTTTTTCGAAATTAGCAGACGAGTTAAAACTTGGATGGAACGTTCAAATAAATTTAAAAAACCTTCAACCAATTCAGAACCGCCACCTGGTAAGATGACTAAGAATCTTAATCAGATGCAAGAAATTTACGAAGAAACTTTAGAACAAATAGCAAATGGAACTTATCACAATCCTTTCATCCGGAAATAGTATTGATAAATACTCACAACCAATTTTAGCCGATAGTAAATTAACTAAAAGCGAAATCATTATTTACGATGCTTCGCTAAAACAAAAAATAATGTATTTGTCTGAGGCAGAAAAAGCACGGATAGCCAATACAATCATTTCGATGGCTAAAGTTCGGTTAAGCCTAAAGGATAGAGCCAAGCACGAAGATGCAGTAGAAAGCCAAATGATTTTCAGCGATCTAAACAAGTTTGATTATTTAACGGAAGCCGAAGTATTATTGGCCCTTGAAAATGGACTTGATGGTAACTATCTTAAAGAACACGAATCGAATGTTTTTTGGAATCCGTCAAATTTTGTTCTTTGGATTAAGCGGTATTTGCTTGAGAAAAACGATGTGATGCGGAAGGTTACAAATGCCAAGCCAGCAGAGGAAGTTATACCGGTACCAAATGATGAGGTATTAATGAAGGATGCAATTGGAATAATTAATAATTTTGCAGATCAGAT